TATTGAAAGTGGGCATGCTTCTGTTCCCGATGCGCCGGTTAGCGCGCTACCAACAGAGGGGAACGGCGTGCTTATGGATTCCATGCAAGCGGTGCAGTTTGCCGAAAATGCGAAGCGGCAAATCACCGAAACGGCCAACGGCGTGAAACGTGGTATTACCCCGCTTTGGCAGTTGGCGATGTGGTTTTTTTCCGGCTTTTTGCTCCCGGTATTAATCGGGCTTGCTGGGCTGCTTCGATATATGGCAAAAACGGCGGCAAGTGATAGCGCGGTGAATTTTCACGGTGTTCCCGTCCTTGGCCCGTTCCTTGTGCGCGTACACCAATGGTCCGCCGGCGTGTTGATGGTGATTGCCTGGGTGGTTATTATTACCCTGCTAATCAATGTATATTTATGGCTTGTGTATGCAGGCTGCTCAATGTGGGTAGTGTTGCTTGTTTGGGCTATAATTCTATTTTTTGCTGAATCAATTACCAGTTGGATTGTTCCAGATATGCCCATTGTGGGCGGTGGCTTTCCGGCGCAAACGCCTGGCAAATACCCAAGAATCGGATAACATTTAAAAACGCACCTATGAGGTACTTAGTAACTTTTGAAAGCGTAACGCCATTTTTTACTCACTATTTTGATGCTGAAAATCATTTTATTGACGGCATGGTAGTATATGATTTGGTTCAGCGCAAATACACGACCGACGGGAAAACGTGGAACGATATAGAAATTGACGTTTTATGAACTGGCCCCGCTTCGAACACCTATACATCATCTTTGCGCCCGGTGCGCTACCGTACCGGGCAAAGATTGGTATCAGCATTGCAGCCGCGATGCGCAAGGAGCAAATCAAAAGCGAACTTAGGCCCATGTTTGGCAATGTGGCGGTGTACGCCATTGGGTTTCCTGTGCTGTACGCCCGGCAGATTGAGTGTAAACTACATGGGTGGTTTGCAAAGATGCAATACCGAGGGATACAGCACACCAACGGCGGTACGGAATGGTTTTGGAGCCTGAATATCCTTACCTGCGTTGCGCTTTCTATCTTGCGCCTTTACATGGGTGAAAAGTGGTTTTTACTTCCCTGGGTGGCGCTTATGGTGCCTTTCCCAATTGACTATATTCTTTTAACTTTGCTTATCGCTGCCATCCAGTGGGCGCTTATTTTGGGCGGGCTTTGGATGGCGGCGTGGGCGCTAAATTTGTTTTAAGTGAAACCCCTATCCGACGCCGTCCAAATCCTGCTTTCCATGCCAGGCGCATTTGGCTTTGCCGCTTGCTGTTTGCTGGCATGGTGCCTTATCCAAGCCTCTGCGTTACTCAGTATGCTTGCAAAGGTAGTTCGCCTTTCCTGGGGCTTTATACGGCGTTTTATTGTACTGCCCATCGGCAGGCGCGTATTTTACATTTTAGCGCTGGCGTCCATCCTTTTTGTGTGCCGCCTGCCGCTTGCCGATGCGTTGCAGTATGCTGAGTTTGTATTTATTCCCGCTTACGAAGTTTCGGACACTTCCAGTTATGCCGTATCCATCTACGAAAATGAACTACGCAAAAAGGTGCGGCCCGATGAAGCAGAAATAGTGATCCGCAGGACGCGAGAAATCGCGGCAAAGACCGGATCGACACCGCTTGCGATTTACGAGGTGGCGCATTCCGAATGCGGCTTAGACCCTTTTTGCATCCGAACCGACGGCGTTGCCGCCGGATGGATTCAGTTTACTACCGTTGGCCTCACAGGGCTTGGGTATAACTTAGTGCAGGTAAAGCAGGCATGCCGTGAAAGAAACACGGCCTTCATAATGGATTTGACCGAAAAGTATTTGATGGATCGGTCAAAAGGCAAGGCGCTCAGTGATGCGCTCCAGGTTTATTTGTGCGTGTTTGCGCCTTCGTTTATCGGGGCGGATGAAAACGCGGTGCTATACCAAGGTTGGAATAATCCAGCGTATTATTTAAATAGCGGCTTTGACGGGTATTACAGCCAAAACGGGCGGATATTCCGGGCGCATAGTGTTAAGGATGGGCGCATAAAAATTAACGAAATAAAAATGCATCTTGCTGCAAAGAAAAGCCGACTTTTGCAGAAAGCATAAGATATTTATTTAATTTAATCCAAACGCTTCCACACGCGAACAAATGGAATTTTCTATCTCCTTACCACCCTATTCGACTACTGTTGTAATAGGCCAAACTGTTTTACATGGGCTGCCGTCTGAGTTTACTGTTGGGCTGTATGAGCAGGAAACACCCTTGGATGGGCGTCCTTTCATCCTATCAATTAAGACAGGTGTCGCTACTTTCATCGAGGTAAAACTAAGTCTTGGGGAGGCGGAGCAAATGCTTGACTACTTTAGTAGCATGGTGCGCAAGGCGCGGGGATCAATTCGACACAAATAGGCAGCACTAAACAGCAAAAGCCCCGGAATACTCCGAGGCTTCGCCGCATGAAAAACAGAATACCACTCCTTTGTTTATGCCAAAAGCGGCAATATCTTGATGGCTACATCCGTGACCTTTTGTGCCTGGAAGGTGCCGTTTACTATTCGGCGGGCGCTATTCCAGCGTGGGTTTCCCGCATCGCTAAAATAATCCCGCAGTTTCTTTCCCGAAAACAATCCTTTGTACATACCAAACACCAGGATTTTAGCCCCAATTTTTGGCTTTAAAACTTCATCGGGATTTTTCACCAAATCAATACCCACAATGGGCGAAAACTTGGCGTAGTTCTTTTGCCAGGTCAATTGACTGTAACCGCGCCCATAAAAGCCGGTAAACCAGTACCGCTTCTGCATATCCCAGACCTTGGTACCTTCCGGCGCTTTGTATTCCTTTATAGACCGGAAGCCGCATTCATGCTTTAAGGTGGCAAGAATGTACGCAAATTCCTGCTTGTTAATTGCGCCTTCGCCTTCTTGCTCATTGATTTTGTCGCACTCCTCAGCAACAAGGTTCACGCAAAGGGTTTGCTCCTCAAAAAAACGTACGTTGGTAACACGGCCAAGTTTTATCAGGAAAGCATCAGTGATTAAGGATGAAAAGGTTTGGGCCTCGGCTTGTGGTGGTAATTCGGACATAGTATCTGTTTTTATGGTTATTTCGCGTCTTACAACTCGCTTAATTTCTTGGATAATGAAGCAGCCTATTGCTCCATACAATCGGCACCCCGTCTTGATCCTTTGCCGATACGATGATGGTGTCTAATTTAATCGCTGGTTTGTTCTGTGTTTCCAAAATCAACTCCAGGAAGTAAGACGCCCAATAAACGGCATCCGCGCTGTCCGAGCCGCTCACAAGGCCAAAGCCGCGCCCCTGGAAAAATGATTTTACTGCTGTCTGCACGGCTTTAGCGCTGTTTTTAATGTCGGTCGTGCTTTCGTATTCGACTACGATTTTGTCGATGGTAACTTTTGAAAGCGCCGCTCTGGCGGATGATTTACCCTTTTTCAGTTTGTAAACGGTTGCTAAGTCCTTACTGTTCTTTAGGCTGCTACCTTCTACAATTGACCAATACACATCAAGCGGCCCGGCAATATCAAAAGTGAGCATTCTTTTTTCCCGTGTTGGCGGGTTTCCTGGGTCTGGGTTTCCAGGGTTGCCAGGGTTGCCCATGTCGGGCGCGTCTATGGGGTTTCTGTCCAAGATGTTTTTAATCAGTTCAATACCCCACCCGGTTTCGTTATCTTTCCCTTTCGCTCCCAAATCTTGGCAGCACCATGCCAGGTAGTTTTTCATTACTTGATAGTTGGCAAGTCTGCCACCCCATTTAGAAAGTGCAATTGCGCACGCTCCACTTAGAAAAGGCGTTGCCATCGACGTACCCGAAAGGGTTGCAAATGTATTGTTTAAATAGGTACTATTTATGTTTCTGCCGGGCATTCCTGCCCAAACTTCTACACCCGTAGAGGAGAATGAACTGCGGGTAATACCTTGATCTAAACTACCGCATGCAATGCTGTATTTGCCGCATCCTGGATACCCCACGCCTGCGGTGCCGCTATTGCCAGCAGCAAAGATAAATATTACACCAAAATCGGTACTTGCCTGTATTTCTTTGTCTACATTTTCAATGATGCCGGTGCCGCCCCCAAAGGAGCCGCTACACACCACAAACTCCCCGGCGGCAATGCGGTTACGGTCGTCAGCCCGCTCGGCAGCAATTGCAGTTTTCACCCAATCAAATGAGCCACTGCCATTATCACCAAGGATTTTAACCGGCTTCCAGCGCACCAGCCCCTTATCTACCAAGGCATCACAAAGGCCTAATTCATCAGCAGCGATGATGCCTGCGCAGTGGGTGCCGTGACCTTGTAAATCGTCTATGCGCGTGGATGTGGTGTAATTACTCCCCGGCAGTTGGCCCTGTTTAAGGCTTGCATGGTCGGATTTACCCGCCGTGTCGTACACTTTGATCGTAACCTTGTTGGTACATTCATTTACAAGGCGCTGCCGTAAATCGGCAGGCAGCAAATACTGTACGCCCCAATTGGTTGCCGCTTCGGCTGTGAAGCCGTTTTTTTTTGAAGGTACACTTTCGATTGGATCAAGTACAATGTCGGACGTATCCTTTGCAACTTCTTTGGCTGCTTGCTTTAGGTGGCGTTTGTAGCGGTTAAACACTTGCGCGTCTGCGCTGGAGGCAGAAAAAATGAAGATGAATACAATTACGCCCGCGCTGCTCACCTTAAGCCCCTTTGGCTTAATGACAAGGAAATACAGAATCGTAAGGAGCGAAATACCCGCTTTGACAATTTCTGTCCAATTGCCGGTAAAAAGCGCATCTACCAGGCTTTTAAGTTGCGGCACCAAGGTGTCTGCCTGTGGCAAGAAAGTAAGCAGGGCAACAGAAATATACTGCCAGGTGTTTTTGTCGGTAATGTATTCCTTAAATCCGCGCGGCTTGGCAATTTTTACCCAGTTGCGCGTAGCCCCAACAACGGCAATCAAGCCAGCAAAGGAGCCGATGATTTGGTTTGCTAAACCCTCCTGTAAGCCCCAAAAGGAGCCAACAAGCAAAAGCAAAGAAAGGTAAAGGTTCGTCCCTTGAAAGGGGCTTTTTGGCCCGTCCGTTGGCGGCACCAGGTTCTTTTTTTCAGTATTCATGTTTTATAATGCTTTGCTGGTCAATCCCGTCAATTGTGTTATAATTGATTGAATCAACCATGTGAATGATTTGTTTTTGTAGTGGCCTTCTTGCCTTCCCGTTTCGCGCCTGCATAAGCAGGGCATCGCTGCTTAAAAAAAGCATATCGGATTTACCTTTGAGTACTTGCAGCCGCACGTTTAATGCCGTCATTTGATTCGTGCTTGCGCTTGCCTTTAACTGCTCAATGCCGCGTTGCCGATTGGAGCAAAACGACATAAGCAAAAAGAAAAGCCCAGGGAGTACCCATGTGTATAGATTATCAATCATTTTGCTTTAATTTGTTTTTCAATTCGCGCTTGGCCTCAGATACATTGAAAAGTATCTGCCTGTATTTTTCTTCAACTTCCGCAATACGTTCCGCAATCCGCTTTTCTTGTTCCCGCATTTGCTGTATCTGCTCGTTTTTAAGCCGCTCCATTCCAACCGTCTGCGCAAAGTGGCAATCATCCAGGCGTTTAAGCGCAGCCGAATAGGAAAGCCAAAGCGCTGTAACGGCGCTTACTAAAAGACCAATTAGGGTCAGGTACAGCCCCTTTTTGAAGGGAGTTTGTACGCTCATCCCTTCGGTAGTTTCGTCTGTGATTTTCTGAGTGTCGGACATGCATCATTAACAGTAAAAACTACGCCAAGTTATTGAAGATCAACAACTAAAGCGGGTAATTTGCTTACCAGTTTTATTTGCATCTTTACTTGCAGCCTATTTGAAATGCAGATAGGTTGCATTGTTATTTTTTAAATACGGCGAAGCACAACACGGCGGGCGCTGTCGCCAAATTCCAAATTGATCCAGTAGCCCTCGCGCAACTGGAATAACGTGTTTAGGCCCGTGAATGGGTAATTTACAAGGCGCATAACCTTTCCGTATAAAAGCATGGTGCGCGCCGTGCCGTTTGCTTGTAAGCGTATGCGTTTGTTGGAAGATAGACGCGGAAATGTTGCGGCTGTACTTGTTCCTGAAAATTCTATTTGCCAGTTGCCCGACAAAAATTCCTTTTCGTAAACGTCCATAATACCCGCGATCGGGCTGCGCAGTAACCGAGCGGCTGTCAACGTATCTAATCGCGCCCACTCCGTTGTTTTTTGCCGCATACGGTATGCCGTTGCGGCTGCTGCTGCGATTTCGTTGGCCTCTGATTCGATTTTGGCCACATATCTGTTGAATATGGTAAGGGTGTCGCCCAAAAAGTCGCGCTTTTCGCTGTATGCGCCGTTTGAATATTCGATGCGGGAAACTTCGAAAAAGTTACCTCCCGAATTTACGATGTATGTCGTGTCGAGCGTGACCGTTTGCACTTGGGCACTTGCGGTGAATGCTGCGAAAAGCAGGATTACAAAAAGTGTTTGTTTCATGTTTGTATGTTTGGTTTAGTTGTTCAATTTTTCCCATGCGGCACCGTTGTAGCCCCACCACCCCTTTGAGGTAAATGTGCCGTTTGTATTTGTGACATATACCATTAATCCTTCGGCTGGCGAAGCAATGGCACTTGCTTGTGTAGCTGTCATGCGAGGAGGTAAGAAACCTTTGGCTGTAGATGAAACGTCAAGCAATGCCGATGAAGACGGCGCACTCGTCCCCACCCCCACGTTTCCATCATCCCGCACCATAAGCGCATTATTCGTACCCGTCGAATTATGAAACTGCGCCGTAAATGTGGAGGAGGTGGAGCCAGCGCCTTGGACGTGAAGGCGAGCGGCATTAGTGCCGTTGCCGATGTGAACATTTCCAAAATTTGAAAATAATCCCGCCTCGTTTATTGAGGATCGTGCAGTTAATACACCGGAAGTATTTGCAGTCGAAAATGTTATTATCCCAGGTATTATACCGGATGCTGGCGTTCCAGATGCAGAAAATGAAATACGACTTGATATTTGATATGCCGCCCCGTCAAATCCTTGCGCGTCAAACGTACCAAGTCCGGTTCCAGACGTTACAAGCCCCGCTCTTGATTTCTGAAATGTAATCAAAGCAGATGCGCCATCTCCTGTGCTTTGCTGCACCCTTATGCCTCTATCTGTGCTGCTATATGTTGAATTGGTTAATAGTATTAATTTTTGCGTATTATTATAGGTAAAGTCGGCATTTCCTGCAAGCGTACTTGTGCCCGAAAAATACCCTACTTGCCCCGAAACCCCACTACCACCAACCTTCCCATTGAAAGTTGACCAATCCGCACTCGTAAGCAGCCCCCGCGCCGAAGCGGAAGCGTTTGGAAAATTAAAAGTGTGCGTATTCGCACTTGAAACAATACCTACATCTGTGCCAGTTGTACCCGTCGCAAAGGCTTGGGTTGCGCCTGTTTGGCTGTTGAGCGAAGTAATACCGCTCGCTGGCAGCGTGATCGTTTTTGCGGGCTGCGCATCGCCTGAAAGCGAAAGGGAAACAATAGAACCGGACACGGAAAAAGTGTCGATGGTTTGCACCGTACCGCCCACCTTTGCCCAAGCCGATCCAGTCCATGCGTATAGTTCTGGCGGGTTGGCGTTATTAAGCGCCAAATAACTGTCTGTTTGGTTTGGCGTGTATGCCGGTGGCGTAGATCCCGATGTTTGGTCAACACCCCGGCCTTGCATGTCCCATGCGCCGGTGTTGCGGTTCCATAAGTAAAGGCGCTTTGAAACTGTATCTATGGCCAGTTCACTACCTGTATTTACGCTTGGCGTCCACGCTGGAGCGCCCACGCTGTAATTTACGCCCGCTGTTTTCACCTGCGCAGAAAGCGCAGTTTGAAACAAAACGAGCGATAAGAATAAAAGTATCTGTTTCATGTTCTTAAAATTCATTTAGGATTCATTTAGGATTCCTTTAGGATTTAGCAAGTTTAGGCACGCCATATGGCAAGGATTCGTGCCCGTCTGCCGTAACGTATAGCACTACCCCGGCGGCAGTGGCGGCTGCATCGCTTTGGTATTTAGGCAGGCTTTCAAGAATTGTCCTTAAATCAAGCACGCCAAGCGTCAGGTTTACCTCTGTTGTTTGCAGTGTAACCGTGAGCGCGATATTATCAATGCCAAGTGTGAGCGCTGCCATGTCGTTTAGTTTGCGGTGTTATCTTCGATGATTTCAAGGGTGCCAGCGATAAATGTCTGCACCGCTCCCGTTGTGGAGGTGGTTTGTAAGTCGTACACGTACACCGCCTGGGTAAGCGCATTACACTGCGCAGCCGTGATCGAGAGCGTAATTACGCCGCCGCTTGTCATGGCAATGCCGCTTGCGGGCGTTGTCAGCGTCAGCGCAAGTTCATTGGTCAACTGGTTGCGGATTTCCATTTTGGCAGTCCACCCGGTGAAGTTGATTGCCGTACCCGCAATATTGCAGTTGATGACAAGCGACCATGAATCGCCACGCCATATTTGGAGGTTCACCGCGCCAGGCGTACTATTTTGTATTAAGATCGGTGCTGTCATTGCTTTCGCTTGGGGTATTATTTGGAATTTCTGGCGCTTGCGGCGTCAGTGCTGAAAAATCCTTGGTTATTGAATACTCTTTTGCTTTGTCAACTTCCGCGCTGCCGAGCATGAAGCCGCGAAGCATTGCATAAGCCTGCTTTTGCTGCACATCTGCTTCCAAAAGCGCCTGTCTGATTTCGAGTGGTATTGGTATCATGCTTTATTATGCTTTATACGATTGTAAACGTGATGGATGGATTAAGCACCAAAAGCAAGTCCTTTACAACTTGCTCCACGGCATTCATAAACTTTGCCGTGTCGCCCGTTCCCGCGCCTGTTTTGGCATCTATGTCGGTTTTGGTTGTGCGGAGCGTTGCTTCAGCGCTTGTGATGTCAGGGCTTGCGCCTGGTGTTATACGCAGCGTCAAAAGCACATCACCCGTGCGCGGGTAGTACGTTGGTATTGTGATAATGTTGGGCGTGTCGTATTCCACAATCGACCCCGCCTCAAAAATTGTATTTCCGTTCGTTGTTATCATATTTTCTGCATTTATGCCGACCAGTTGCCGACAAATAAGTATATAATGAAAAGCGTGCTTGCGGGCAGCGCCGTTGCCCTGTTGGTCACAACCACATTGCTTGCGCTAATTGTTTGGCGATAAAAGCGGGCAATATTGTCCCGATAATTACCGTCTCCATCCATAATCAATATGCTGTTGGAGGTGGCAAACGCATTGGAAAAGGTCACAGTAAAAATTGCCTGATTTACCGTTGGTGTAGTGCCTGTGGTCAAATTTACCTGCATGAAGTTTGGGCCGCCTACCACCGTAGCGCTTGCGCCTGTGCCAGCGCCCGCCCCAAGCACAATCGTGGGCGTGCCTTGCGTGTTGTAAATATTCAGCGCCCGCACCCGCCCATTCACATGCAGCGTGTCTTGTGGTGTGTCTCTATTAATGCCAACGCGCGAAGAAGCGTCGTTGGTAACAGAAACGCCCCGATCTACCGAGCCGCCCGGCAGTGATGCGCCCGGCGTAATCTTAAATTTATCACCGTCCGAATTATCAAGGCCAATAGCGGTTGTAAGCACCGTGCTTACTGTAAACTGGATAGTTGGATCGCCCGCTGCCGAAGCGCCGCCCGATCCGCCTACGGATATGGTCTGAAGGGTATTGGCACTTGAGCCATTATTGCTATTGAGCAGCGAGTTTACCATATTGCCGTTTATATTGGCACTGCACCTTATAAACTCGGTTGTGCCCGATATAGCCCCGGCGAACACATTTAAAAACGCCGCCGAAGTTCCCGCGCCAATCACCAGGCGCTTGTTGGTATTGTCCCATGTCAACTGCGAATCGTCCGTTAATGCCGATGCGCCCGAAGCAAAAGGGATGCGCGTAGCGGTCAGCGATCCGGTAAGACCCGCAAACGTGAAGTATTCCAGCGCAGTACCGCCCGCGTTTACACGTAGCAATTGCGATGCACTTCCAAGCGCGGTCAAATTAGTGCCGCCCTTGGCAATGCCAAGCGTGCCGCCAATATTGTTATGCGTTAAATTGCCCTCATTTACATCTATGCTGAATGCTTGCAAGGCAGCGCCCGTGGGCGTACCGCCAAGCGTGATTTTTGTAGATGCGGCTGTAACATTGGCCGGCGTAACGGTTGCTGGTGCAGCCGCTTCCCATTTGCTTGTGCTGTTGTTCCAGGTAAGCACATGGCCGTTCGTAGCGCCATTGTAAGCCTCCCAGGCACTTGTACTGGCGTTGTAACGCAGCACACTACCAACCGTAGTGGCTGGCAGACTGAATGCGTAAGCAATTGGTTTTTTAATCAGAAAAGCGCCCTGCGGATACGCCGCCGTTGCGGTGCCAGAAACAGACATTGAAAACGCCCCGGCTGTTGGCGCTGCCGTCACCGTCAGATCATCCTTCTGTCCTGTTACCGGATTTACAATGGTAATAGTATCGCCCACGGCGTAATCATTGCCGGAAAGCGCAACGGATACAGAAAGGCTCGTGATACTTGCGCCGCTGCTTATTGCTGCGGCTGTGGTGTTGTTTTTAAGCGGATCAAGTACCGAAGGGGGGAATGACACATTAAAGCCTGGATTTCCAGACGTTGTGGGCGTTCCTACTGTCACGGTGCCATTGCCGCCGCCTGCGGTAGTTGGATGTTTAATGCCTCCCGTGCTAATAACTTTGACCGGCGTAGACGCAATGCCCTCCGGCCCGTAATTCAACTCAAAAAATTCGCCTGTAAATTCATCGCGCTGCGCATTCCACCTGCCGCCCATCATAAGCCAGTTTACACCGTCAGTAGTGTAGCGCTTGTAAAGCGTCAAACTGCCAAAGGCGGTTGTGCGCATCTTGCGGATGTTGATGTTTTGGCCTTGGATGATTATTTGGCCAAGCAGCGCAGAAATCGTCTTTAGTTTAGTCCCGCCGCCCGTTCCCCACGTTGTGGCATCTACCCACGCAGATCCAGTGTAGCGCCGCACACGGCCCACTAAATTAGGGTGTACGCTACCGCCAATCCTTACATCTACGGTTTCCTTTTCGTAATTGTCCACATCGCCCAAAATTGGGTATGTGATAATGTCCTCGCGCAAATCTGCGGTGCCATCATCAAAAACCTCAATCCATATGTTTTCAACCGTGTAGGCAATATCCAGATCAAGCGGTGAGCCGGTTGGGCCGCTCGATGCCGTGATGGTTGCCGCTTCCGGCGGAAAGATTTGGTAAGCCTTTTGAACGCTGTCCAGTTCAATGGAAAACACCTGGCTTCCGCCCGTTGCAATCATTGGGCCTGTGATAATGGAAACGGGCGTAAAATTGGAAGTCTTTGCGCCAATTGCTGGAAGCGAATTAAACGCACATTGGTAATAAAAATACCCACCAAGGCCCGCCGCCGTCCAGGCACCGCTTGAAAAATAAACGCCGTTGTTTACCCGCGTAAACGTGTTTGTCCAGCGATAGCCCCCAAACTCAATCCGCGCTTTAAAGACAACATTTACCGGGTTTTGCGCAGAAACTACAAAGGAATTGTTTGTGATCTGCACAGGCATGTTGCCCGTGATCTTTAGGGTTGTAGTGCCGCTGTTGTCCGTTATGTCATACGTGATATTTCGGCTTACGTCCTGCACCGTAAGATTAGAAACAAACTGCGATCCTACAAATAAGTTGTACCGCGCAAAACTGTGGTAATTCACATCGACCCTGCGCAGTGCGGGGTAATAAGAAAAGTACCCGCCGCCGCCAATGTTCCGAGCGCCCGTGGTTGTCCGGTTTAGTACGTTAGCCCCTGAGAAAGAATCAAAGGTTAAGTATGTACCTGTTTTGGTGTAGTTGCGGCTTACAAAGTTTCCAGTTTTATATGAAATTTGCTCTACCCAAAAAGAGCCATTCATCATATAGATGCGGGACCCCATTGCCTTACATACCTCGCTTATTACTTCATAGCAGGACATTACATCTTCTTCGACGCCGCCGGTGGTGTTAAACTGGTAAAATGTCCAGTGGTCGACACCGTATTTGTCGAGCGGATCGGTGCCATTAAAAACAGTCACATTCGTATCCCACCAATCAACCGAAGTACGTAAAAATACATCTGAGACGCCGTAAAGCGCTGCGGTTCCCAACTTAGAAAGCGCATTAACTAAGTGCGATTTGAAGGATGCAACGCCTGTATAGAGCGCTCCCGAATTAAGATAGGGTATATTTTTTAGGATGGATATTCCGCACGTAGCGCGAATATCAAAACTAATCGGGTAGTCGTAATCATCCCGCTCTGTGCTATTGGGCGTAATAATGCCCGTCCAAAAAATGGAGGAGCCAGACAGTACTTTAACCGTAAATCGGTTTATGGTGCCGCTTGCAATGTCGGCCATAAATTGTTCCCCGCCCGAATCTTCGACGTAAAAGGTAAAGGACAATTCAGATCCGACAATCGGCGTCCAGCGCTTGCCGTTTTCGTTGGCGTAATTGAGCGTAAACAGGTCAGGCCCGGCCTTAAATGTCGTTACCCCGCCCGCATAAACGCTGTCATATATCTCAATGGTGTAAGATATTCCTTTATAGGACGGTGCGGTGCATGTGTATCTTTTTCCCATTATCGTATCCGGTTATTACGAGCCTGCGCTTGCTCAAGTGTTAAAACCAGATCGGTGCCTTTGATGCGGAACTCGCCCGTAACAACTACCGTGTTTTGCGCCATACTTCCGCGTAGCATTGCCTGTGTTTTGTTTGCCGCGACCACCTGGCTACCGCGTGGCAGATTGACCATTTCCGGCCCGTATTCGCCCACAAGCGCCATGCCGCCTTTGGCACTGTTTGTACCCGTGGCGTATTTGGTTGCTGCAATGGCAGCGATTTGGACAGCGCCAAGCGCAGCCACAATGCCCGCAAGAATCGGGTTTGCAATTACCTTTGTGACAGCAACGGCAGTATTCACCGTTGCCTCCGCAATGGCGATGCCTTTACGTGCAATCGCGGCTTTACGTTCGTATTCAGTCTTTTTTTCTTCGGCTTGCCGTGTCAGGCTTGCCCGCCGTGCTTCATACGCCGCATTGATCTGGTCTTTTGCTGTCCGGCTATTGCCTGCCTGGAGCAGTTCAAAATCTTGCTGCTTTTGCAGCGCGTCTTGTTGGGCCTGTGTTTCAGCGTCCAACGCAGTAATCTTGCGTTGCAAATTACCTTGCACAATCCCGTCAATGGAGGAGAGCGCCGATTTTGCAAGGCTTACGTATTGCTCGATGGCTGCGCCGGACTTTTCCCAAAACGCGCCAATCTTTTCGGCTGGCGACATAAGCGCAGCCGATGCGCTCTGCGCTGCAATGCTTACAGACGCAAGTTTCCCTTTTATAATGCTTTCGTACTGCGCCATCGTTTGCGCAGTCATTTGCACATCTGGTAAGGCGTAATTTATGCCAATATCAATATTGGATTTACTCGCCCGCTGTGCGCCTGTTGGGATTTTCGGAAGCGCCTGGCGCTTTTTAGAATCTTCGTCCATTTGATTTTCAAGCAGCAATTGCTCGATAATCTCCGCGTTTTCCGCCTGGACTTCCTTTAGTGTTTTGGCCTCCTCTTTTAAACGTTTTGTTCTTTCCTTGCTACTCTCGCTTGCGCCGTTTGTGGCTTTTACAATTTCGGTGGCAGATGTGACCGCGCCAGCGTTAGCCGATATTAACTCCTCAATCTTCTTTTTTTCAGCCTCCAGCGATGGTATTTTACCTTTGGCGTTTTCTTCCGAATAAGCCGCAACCGCATCGGTATAGGCCAATTGCTGTCCGGTTAGGTAGGAAACGCCAACGGCTACGCCTGCATAGGCTTTTTCAATCAGATTTGCACTACCGCCAAGACCCGCCTGTGCATCAAGCAGCCGCTTGTTTACATCGACAAGTTTTTCCTGCGCTGCCTGCGCAAGTGCCATTCTTTTTAGGTTCTCCAGATATGCAGCCTGCGCTGTGCCGATAGCCTCAAGCCCGCCCTTTTCAAGGGAAAGGTTTTTAAAATAAGTTGGCGCAATTTCCTGTAAAGTATCCAGCGCCTTTTTGCGCTCTGCGTAACTAAGATTCTCATTCTTAATGGTCGCAATTAAAGCATCTGTCTTTACCTTGGATTCCGCGACCTTGGTATTAGCACTTGAATAGGCATCCGTGACCGACTGAATAGAATCTCCAACGCTGTTATAGGCCAAGTAAAGCGCCCCGGCAACCGCAACGGCAGCGCCTATGCCGGTCAATTTTGTGGCAAGGCTTAGGCTTTTAAACCATTCCACAAGGCCCGTGGCCTGGATGGCAAGGGACTGCGCCTTAAAGGCAAGCAGCGCACTACGTGCCGATACAATACCCGTAACAAGTAATTGTGCGGCTTTCAAGGCAGGGCCAAGCGCCAGGGCAAACACGCCTACACTGAAAACGGTATTTTTGGTTGAATCACTCAAGCCCGAAAACTTATCACCAAGGCCGGTCAAATACGTGCTAAATGCGTCCAGTTTCCCGGAAACATCAAAGGTTTTATTGAGCGAATCACCAACGCTTGCAAGAAAAGTTTTTACGGCAGTTCCCGCGTTTACAATGCTGTTTGAAATACCCCCCGATACACGTGGCAACTTTTCAAGTGCAACCGTGATTTTATCCACAAACTCTTTACCATCAACGCCAAGGGCGCGGATACCTTCTGCCGTGGTGGTGCCAAAGGTGTCCTGCATGACTTTAGCAAGGCCCGGCATGTTTTCCTTGATGATGTTTAAGTCCTCGGTAAGAACCTTGCCTTTGGATATGATCTGCGCAAATTGGCGTGTTACGCCCGAAAGGTTTTCGGCGGTGCCGCCCGTGGTGGCGATGGCGTTTGCCAGTTGCACAATTATGCCGCGCGATTTTTCTGCGCTGTATCCTACGCCCTGGAGGCGAAGCGATGCCTGGACGGCCTGCGGAAAATCAAGGCCCGGCGCTTCGGCTGCTTTTTTAAGCGCCTGGAGTTCGGCGTTTGCTTCGCCTACGCTGCGCCCTGCGCCCTGGAAGGTTGCAGACATTGCTTTACTGAGCGCTTCCATTTCGCCCGCTGATTTGATCGCTGCGACGCCAACACCTAAGAGCGGTAGTGTGATATAGGTAGATAGGTCTTTGGCCGCACCGCCAAGCGATGAAGAAGCCCGGCGCAGTTCTTTCTCCGCTTCCCGGATTCCTTTTTGCAGCTCTTTAATCTGAGCGCCAATCTGTACATTTAACTGGGCTGCTGCCATCCTATTATTTCATCAGAGCGTTTACTAAACGCCTCTATTTCTTCCATCGAAATAGGGGCAAACTTTATTTCTTTTTGATCGCCAGGCAGTTCGATGATGTCTGTCATGCTAAACTTGCTTTTTGCATCTAAGTGCGGCGCAACTGCGTAGTAAGCAACCATTCTTGCGGCCCTGAGCGCTTCAATTTGCCGGTCATGTTCCTGCGCTAAATGCCCTTGATAAGCGGCCATGAAAAAAGCGGGCGTAGTTAGATAAAACTGCATTTCGTTCCACTCCATCTTGCCCGCCGCCTGGATCATTTCAGACCAATCAAAATCAGAGTTTGCGTCAGGGTTTAATTCTTTTTTTTTGCGTCCTCCGCTTCGCTTGGCACGGGTGCGTCTTTGTCCGTTACCATTGAAGTGATGGATTCATTAACCCAAGGCAGGATCTTCAATAAAACCCCTTGTTCTAAATCCATCCAGATTGAAACGTTGTCGGCTGTAAATGTGTCAGGGCTTAGACTGTTTGCCATTTCGCCTGCGCGAAGCGCATAATAAACCATGTTTGAAAGGATGTTAAAATCCATTACTTCAAAGGTGTCTAAACCTTTTAGGATTTCAGCAAGCCCAATCCCTTGTTCCGTTTTCATTTTCCGGAAAACATAATTTCCGAAAAGTATTGGCCGGACTTTCCCGCCAAGTTCAATTTGATTGACCATGATAGTGTGGTATTAAAGGTGGTATAATGTTAAAAATTGGCGGGCGCTTTACAGCAAACCCGCCTATGCGCATTTATATGCAACGAAAAATGGTAAGGTCGATTAAGAAACCGTCAAAGGGCCGGTGCCTAATGCGGTGAAGGAAAACGTAACGTTCTCATTCGTGTTTGGGCTTGAGCACTCCACCTTTTGCCAGAGAACATCGCCCGTATAAATCGGGTCGCCTGACACGGCAGTTTTGAAAGACACGGTAGACACGGTCTGCGCCTGCGCAAGCACCATGAGTTCTTTGAACCCTTGGGATGAATCGTAGGCAACCAAGGCGGTGCCGGAAATTTCCCAGTTCGACATTGCATAAAGCGCCTCGGAATATTGGCCGCTATCTTTGCAAGTGGTTGTCCGGGTGTCGTTGTTAAAAGAAAGGGTTGCATCGGTCTGGCAAGTAATTGCCGTTGCTCCGACATAAACCTTAAGCAATTTTGAATTTACTATACCAACTGTGGGCATATCTATCTTTTTTTAGGTTTGACAATGTTATTTTCGGGCGCAAGCGCCTTATTTTCAATTTGATTTTCGGGTATAACCGGATTGCAACTAAATGCATACATCTCCGGGTTTTTCCGTGCTGGCGTACCGTCTGGAACTTGCAAATGTCCATCGGCAACCATTGCCGCGCCGTCTGCGTCCGATACTTCGACCGTCCAGCCTGCCTCCTTCCAATCCGATCCGCTATACCAGCGTTTTGTTAGTTTTACTTTCATGGGCGCAGATTAAGGGTTGGTTAAAAGCCGTTTTCAATTTTATACTTTTCGATCACGCGCAAATACTCCCCAATCATCAGTTTGTAAATGCGGTTTTTCGATCTTTCAACCGCTTGGGGTACAAACGGCGTTCTTTTATGCACCATCGCCAGATAATAACCGTCCGCGCGTTTGCCGATGCCAAATGTGCCTTTGCTTCCGCTTCCCTTTGCCAGTTTTGCGCCCACGTAGACAAATGCTTTAGCGCGGTTTAGTTTGAGCACCTGCTCGGACATAGCCAGGTTCCCAGGGTAATAAGTAGCCACTACCGTTCCCATGCCTTTAGGCGCTCTCATGCGCTTATTTACTTTTGCGGTGCTGTACCGCTTGTGTATGCGCTTGCCGCGTGGCGCCGCTGCTTCCAGCGTGGAAGCCATATAAGCACCCGCCAGGGCGTTTATACGTGGCCGCTCTTTTGCGAGCACTGCGGGCATTTTACGCAGCCGCTTTATCACTTCTTGCACTTCTTCTTCCAGCGTCATGTCTATGTGCGTTTGATCCTAAATTGATAGGTACACACCCGCGCCAAATACTCCATTCTTTCATCCTCGCTATCTGCGCTGCTTTGATGGTATGCAGTCACAACCTCAAGGCCCGCCGTTGTGCTTTCTCCGAAGTCAAATACGTTCTGCATTGCAAAGTCAACCGTTTCAATTGTGTCATACTGCTCATGCTTGCCCCAGATCGTAATTTCTACCGTCACGTTGTACGCCGTTATGCGCTGCGTTTTATTGGGGTCTGCATCCGTGTAGGTTGCTTTGTAGGTAACAGATGGGTAAGTATCAACCAACTGCGGTATCCATGTTGGGTAAAACCGCGTTCCGATTAATCCCGCAAGTGTTGCGTTTGCTGCAATTTTTGCCCGCATCCATGTACCAATGCCTACCATTATGCTCGTTTTTCAGCGTATATTTTCAAAAAGCGTTTCCTCCCAAGCGTGTCGTCAATGTTCAAAATGTAGTAAACTACCCCGCTTATGCTTATGCGGTCTTTTTCGGTCAGTCCCTCAAAATAGCGCACAATAAAAACCTGCGCAGTAATTGAGGTCATTTGGTCTGCCTGGAAGGCTTCATCGCTGCCCGCTTTTTGCATTTCACGATAAGCAAAGCATTCGCGCAGCGTTGCCCACGTTTCCACGGGCGTTCCTGTGCTGCTGAGCGTTTCTGTCACACGTTCAAATACAATCCTCGTATCCATTTGGCCGATATACGGCCCTTGTTGCAAGTTCTTTGTTGGCATGGCTCGAAAGTGCTAAAAAGAAATTCTACATTTCGAAAGCAATGCGTCGGCACTTCTTACGCCCGATTTTATCGCCATATCTTCCCGGTTTTCATACCAAAAGGCAATCAATAACCGCATCGCTACTTTTATGCTTGCCGCTACGTCCGTAGGCGTTGCGCTGCCAACGGTGTAAACCGCTTTTACCGCATTTGCCTCAAGCACTGCATTGGGCCAAGTAGCATTACTATGCAGCACAATCCGCGCTGGCGTGCTCACAATGTCCACATCGTAGTTTGAGGATGCAAAAACCGTGTAAGCGCCGCCCGTGGTTGCCAAATATGACAGGGTCACGGTTGTGCTGTTTAGTGGCATGGCTCCCAAGGTTATTACCCGAAAGTCGTTTCTGTTTGCGTATAAAATCGGGAAAAAGTCCCAATATTCAGTAACCGTTTTGCTCAATAACTGCCGCGAAGTAGCGCTTTCAGCGTATTCACGCGCTGCGCTTATCAATGCCCGGACAACATCATCATCGTCGCCCATATTGAGTTTGAGCCAGTCACACGCCTCTTTGAGGGTAACGGGTTCAAAACTTGCGGCAGTTATTGAGTAGACGGTTTGCATTATTTATATTTATGCTTGAAGCAGTGGCTTGATTGCGTTTTGATTAATCAAGTTACCGTCCAGGCGCTCGTAACCCATAAAGCCAACGTTTAATCCCGCCCAATACAATTGGTCGTTGCGCGAAATGGAAACATTTTGGATGGTACGGATCACGTACTTGGAGAAGTCACCAAAGTAAATGTGCTTTGTTGCGGTGACTGGCAGGCCGGTCGCGCCTGTGGCTGCGGGTAAATCGTTATTGATAAACACCGGATAGCCAAGCAAACGGTCAGGCTCTCCAGTAATCAGATTGCCCTGTACAAAAATATTGGTATACTGCGACGCTGTAAAATCAAGCGTGCGCAAGTAGCCAAGGATTGAATCGTGCATCATCCAGCCGACCTTCGGGCCTACGCGGTAAGCGCGGTCAACGCTGTAAATTAAGCGCGTCAACTCGTTTTTAGTGATTGCGGTAGCCGCTGCGGTAGTGATACCAGTCGCGGTAGACGCGACGGTTAAGCCGTAAGACTGGTTGGTGCCTGTGCCGTTGGTAAGCATTGTGTTTTCACGGCGGCCGATACGGTTAGACAGGTTTTCAAGCAGGACGTTTTGCAAAAGCCCTACACGTTCATCATTCAAAAGCGCCTGGTTCACCTTGATGATACCCGAATCAATGATCCAGTCCCCAAGGGTAACATTGCCAAAGGTCAAATCGGAAACGGTACGGTCTGCCGCCTGGTTTGCTGCGGTATTTACGTTACCCGTTACCGAGGTATCGTCGCCGGTTGGATAATTCAAGGTGCCGCCAATGGTGTCCGCGTAAATCTGGCAGTAAGCACGCATACTGGAGTAGTACTTCATCATATTTTCCAATTGGTTGGAAAACGACACAGGCACCAAGAAACCGCCAAGGCTGTTTGTGGTTGTGATCTGCGTAGAAGTGCCGCGGGTTTCGAGCATCCGCTTCGCTTCGGGGTCAAGCACCTGGTCTTTGCCTAAACAAAGCCATTTGTCGAACGCCCGCTCGTAGGTCATTGGCTCGGTGCTGCTTGCGTTTTTCGCAGTGCGGTATTCCGTTTCGGCAGCCAGCTTTTCCATTTCTTCCATCGCCTTGAAGCGGGAAACGCTTTCGCGAATTTCGGAAATTTCAGTCGTCAACCGAAGATACTGCTGCTTGTCAAGGTCGTCAGCGAAGCCGCCGGTTTCGGGATTTGCCCGTGCATTCAATGATTGTGCAGCGCGTATGTTTGCATCGAGGCGCGCTTGCAATTCAAGTAGTTTAGACATTTTAATTTGATTTTATGGCGTCGGCCCAAACTTGCAACAAGTCCAGGTCTCTTTTGCGCGCCTCAATTAAAGAATGAATTTGATTTGGAATATCAGCGCTTCGCGCCGGTGAATTATTCAATGTTTTTATAGAATCGGCATAGCCGTCAATTACTCTTTGGGCAGCACTTTTCAAGTCCTGCAAAGGCTGCATAAGCGCTGAAAAAACACCTGCATTTGCGGTGCCGCCTGCGGCTACGCTTTCAATGGTTCCCATTTGATCGTTTGCGCAACCAATGATATAGTTTAGGTCTTGCAATGACCATGCGGCCATTGATACCATGTATCCAATTTGCCAAGAAGGCTCCATCATTTCTTCTGCCGATGGCATTTCGCCGCCTTCGCCTTCCATATCATCACGGAAAAACTTCAGGCGCTTGGAGGCGGTGGTGTCGGGGTATGCGGGTGTAGTTACCGGCCCCATTTCGTACACGTTTCCGAATTGTGTTACCTCATGGATAAGACCGCCATCGCGGCTTTGCATGGTCGAACCATTTGCCGCCAAATCAAATTGGAAGGAACTGCCTTTGGTGTCGCCACGCTTTACGCTTTCGAGCACATCCTCGCCCGTTGGGCTGTTTGGTAGATCAACTTCGTACCACACGCCAATTTCATCAACGCCCGTGCGCATGGTGCCTGCTTCGGCATTGCCAAGCAGGCGGTTTGCGTCATGGTTGTGCATTGAAAGGCAGCGCGACAAGTCTACGCCAGTCACGGCTTCGGGCCGGATGATTTCACGGCAGATTTTACCAGCAATGCGCAGTTGCACCGATGGTTTATTGAATACTACACCATAACCGCGAATCGTGCGGCTTTCTTCCGATACGACACGCGCCTGCGACTGTTCGCAAAAGGCGTATCGCACCTGCGGGCTATTTGCTTGCTTGCGGCTGTTGTGCATCGGTAGTGTTTGTTTGTGTTTGATCTTGTGCACTTTGACTGTCTGGCGTTTCCGGCAGTTTCACATTGCCCGATTCGTCAATAATTGACATGTTAGCCTGCATAAGCGGGCTGTCTAATCCTTCAATAATGTTTAAGTCTTCCATTGTCCGCGCTTCGTTGCGCGTAAGCCATCCGTTTAGAATGCCACTCGCATACATCTCTGTCCGTGCCTTCGTGTCACCACGGAGCAGTCCGGTTAGGTTTAAGCGGTAGAAAAAACCAGAGTTTACCTTTTCGGCTTTGGTCAGCGTCTTAATAAACATTTCCTGCTCAAACTGCACCGCCCACGGCTTCAAGCATAGTACCACAAACTGAATGTTCATGGTTTCAATGTTATTAAAGGTTGCGCGGTCGAGTTGTTGGAGCAGGTGCGCAGGAACGCCAAAGATTCGGGCAGATTCGTTCACCTGGAAGTTGCGCGTTTCATTCAGCATTGCTTCCTCTGGCGTTTGGCCTATTTTTGTATAGGTCATGCCGCCGTCAATGACCAGGTTTTTCCCTACATTTTGCACGCCTGCGTTGCGCCGGTTGAAATTATCTTCCAGGATGGAACGTTGAGCGGCGCTTAACACACCAGGGTACCCAATCACTCCGGAAGGGTTGGCGCCGTTGCCAAAAAAGTAGTTGCCGTATTTATCGGCTGCGATAGAGGTGGAAATACTTGTGCTGTGGCGGACCGTTATATCCTCGCCGATAAAGCCATCTAAGGAAATGCCTTTGATGTGCAAAATCTCGTAAGGCTGCAACGTATCAACCGACCCGTCCCGCATTGTCACAAAATAAAACGGCTTGCCTTGGCTATCCTTGTAAGGCATTACACGGCGGCGCGGTATGTACTCAAATTTGTACGGACGGCCAATACCATTTCGGTAGATGCGGGCATAAGCATTGCCAAAGCAGGCATCTACAAAAAGATTGCGGCGAAACTCAAAGCCCGTCACATAATCGTCTGGCTCTGTTTTGGTGAGGTAGTAAAGCGGATGGCTAATAGCAAGTTCTGCGCCTGCGTCTGTCTTATCGTACAAATCAAAAGGCAAAGCGGCCAAAGTATTGGCGACCACATTGACTGCCGACCAGATAGCAGGAACACTAAGCGCGGTTTCCTGAGAAACAAACACATCCGCCCCATTCATGGGTTGATAAGGCGCATTTAGATTGCCCCACGGCCACTCAAACGCACCTTGTGCGCTGCGGGAACTGTTGTCTTGCTCCTGCTGGGTTTTACCCCATGATATATTTAAGCCGAAAAGCCGCATGATTGTATTTAAGTACAAAAATGCGGCCTATATAGGCGTTAATTTAGTGTTTTGCTAACCTCGCTCACGCTTATGCTAACCTGTTTAAGCATTACGGCGCTTCGGCGGGCTTTGCGATGGCGCGAAAGGCACGCTTTGAACGCTTCATAGCTGTTGTACTTGGGATTGCCGTACTTTTCAGCAACGATTGCCCGCGCTGCCTCAAAGGCTTTAAAGCATGGGTTTCGATCTTCCGAAAACGCGCCCAGGCAGTCGATGTAGACTTTTTCAAACTGCTCGAATGTTATTTTTTTCATCTTCCTATCTTTATATTAGCAAATACATCCAAGGTTTTTCGCATTTTTATATCATCTACCTTATTGACCATATCTACCACGTACCAATCAGGCGCATACTCATGCTCAAACGGGATATGGCGAACCACTGTTTTCTTTTTAAGATCAAAACAGGAATTTTTAAGATCATCAATCTCTGCCGCTATACACTCCTCTATAAAGTTATTATCAATATAAGATGGGTCGTCAAAATAAAACCACTCCGATGTTCCAGATGCAAAATGGTTTGGCGGGCACTTTTTGTTTTTTTCAAATTTTTTATGCAATCGCCACTCGATACCTCTAAACGCAACTGATTGATAGTTATATAATGGAAATATAGGCCACAAAAGGCCGTTTTGCAAAGCGCTTGGTCTTGTCCCATAGCAGCGATCAAACACGTCATTTGAAAAGCCTATTTTTCTCCAGCCGGAATCTCCTTTTATAAGATACACGCCTTTTGCCCATTCGTTGCAAGCGGGGCCAATACAGTCAATAAGAATATGTGTTTTCATGGGCATAGCGCTTTTATCACCTCAAAACGCTTTTGGTTTTCGGTATGGAGGTTGTAGTATTTTTTTATCCATCCTGCGGAATCCTCCCAATGTCCGTCAATGGTTTCTTTATCAATACACGAATCTCTCCAGATCGACTCTGTCCATCCATCACTTTGTAAATTGGTCAAACACGCCCCGCCGCCCATTGTAGCTTCTATCCAGGCAATATTTGACTTTGAGCGGTTAAAAGCATTGTCCTCCAGTGGCTTCCAGATCACATTAAAGCCGCCCTTTTTGATGCCTTCCATATACGCCTCTGTATTCCTTTCCCATCTTTTAAAGCGGTAGGACGGCCCGTGCTTCAAAAAAAGCATACCGTCGTAGCCGATGAAATGAAACTCAGAAGCCTGTGTTTTTAATTCATCGTACCAGTCACGGGCAAAGTATAAATCGGCCTGCGATGCAATGCCGCCGCGCCAGCACCATTTGTTTGTAAAAGGAGCGGGCTTGTCCGGCAGTTCACTTGGGAGGATAGCATTTTTTACAATTACCCCTTTTTTCAATGAATCAGTAACATAAAGCAACTGCTCAGTACTTACCCAAATGGCGTTTGCCAGCGAAAAGGATTCAATCAGATTGTTTTTTGCCGTGTAATAGTCCCAGAAAAGCGGATGCTCTTTTGGTAAATTTATCAAATCGTCGTCAATGTCCAAAATTGTTGGAATGCCCGCGCCCGCGCAGACGCGCATTGCATTTAGGGCGTTATCATCCGAAGGGCGCGAAAAGATTACAAGGTCAAATTTGTAGATGTCGTCTATATACATCTTGTTCCGGTATTCGAACTCCAGTTCGCCCCGGAACTGCTTTCTCATTTCGGCAAATGGGCGGTAAAAGCGCCAGTATCCTACGCCGGACATGCCATCAGGAATATAAACTAATATCTTTCTCATTTGGTCTTATTTCAATGGGGCGTTTAGGTCAATCAAAAAAGCGTGGCCGTTTCCGGCCTTATCATCCGTTTCCCAGATGTGCATTTCTACGCCAAGATGTTCGGCAATATCCCGGATTAGTCCGGTATCAAATACAGTGTGGTGTTCATCCGTATCCGGTAGGCTTTCTTTGGAGTTGTGGCGCTCGATTAGATCTGCAATGGTTGTCACATCGCGCCCAACATCGCTTGGCAGCGCATCGCGTTTAGGCACAATGCAGAAAATGTACTTAGAGGCTACACGCATCCATTCTTTTAATGCAGCAATCGGGTCATAAAAATGCTCCAGCACATGGGAACTAATTACAAAGTCAAATTTTTTATTTGGGAACGGCAACTTATCACCCGGCGCAATTACGTCCACCGCCATTATTTCGGGCGTACCGCCGTCCATTGAGGTAATGCGTATTTGCTCAGATCGGTAGTGCGCGGAGCGTGGATCGGTTGAGCCAAACTTGTCTACGTTGAGCGTATTTAAGCCAAATGCATTGTGTGCGCTGCCGCCAATTTCGATGCCGTTAAGCCCATCAAGGTAGTAGTGCGCCGTGGCGCTTTCTTGGAATTTCATAGTGCTATTAATTTTGCGCCTTCCTCGAACAAATACGATCCGGCTTTTGGTTTACTGTCCTCTGCTTTCCATTGGCCAACGGCCATGATATCGGCGACCACGCCGTCTATTTTTGCTTCTGGCTTTTTGGCGTTTTTGATTGGCCTATATAGGTCGTTTGGCCCCATGTACAATTCTACATTCCCGTACATCCATCGTGAAACGGGGCTACCATCGTGCATGATTTCGCCGGAAATCAACAATTTTTCCAACTCCTTTACCATTGGCCCCATCGACATGAGCGATTGAGAGAATTTTTCACACGTAAACCCATCGGCCATCAATCCAGGTATCAATGAATAGGAGTAGGCGGGGTCAAAAGCAATCACCCGAATATCAATACCTCGATCCCGGATTTTGTTAAACACCGCCCTTATGTAGTCGTAGTCCGTGACATTGCCCGGTGTTATTTCCAAATAGCCTTCATCCTCCCATTTTTTGAAACTTGGATTGTTCTTTATGCGCTGCTCTGCCTTCGCTTCTGGTATCCAGAAAAACCGCGTAAGCAGTGGCTTTGCCTGCCCGTATGTGGGCGGGAAAAGGAAACTTGCAGCGTTAAAGTCATTTGTGGCGGCAAGGTCTAAACCAGCATAGCAGTATTGCAAATCCATCAGTTCAAATATTTAGCCCAACTCAAAAACAAATCCTCGCTTGCGCATTCCTGGTAAACTTCATCGGCAATCCATGTTTCTTTTTGGTTTTGCCACAAATTGAGGTTCTTAGTCAGAAACTCCACCCGCTTTGCAAAGCCTTCGTTTTTTGCTTTTACAAACTGTTCCCGCATCCAGTCCCATTTAGGCGTTGCGCCAATGTTGGGGTTTGCCTTTATCCAGTTTGTTTCATCCTCCCAATTGTCCTCATCATCAAGCGTATAGATCACCGTAAAAAAACTTTCATCGTCTTTAATGCCCGCCAGTATTTCGGTTGCCGTCTTTCTCAAATCGTAACAAGGCGATTCAATGTTGAAGCCCGCTGTTGTGATGATATACAAAAGTGGCTGCGCCCTGGCACCCATGCCCGTTTCCATTACGTTTACCACATCCGCGCTTGGGTGCGCGTGGAATTCGTCGATAATTACAAAATGCGGGTTTTTACCATCCAGCGTTTTAGCCTCTGCGCTCAGCGCCTTAATCACACACGCTTCGTACTTTATATCGTTCGCCTGCACCACAAAGGGCTTCGCCCATTTATACCCATCGCGTTTTAATTCCTTGGCCATGTGCTTTGTCGCGTCAAATACGATCCGCGCTTGGTCGCGTGTTGTTGCTGCACTGTAAACCTCTGCGCCGCCTTCACCTTCAACCGCGCCAATGATTTGAATACCTGCGCACTTTTCCGTCTTGCCGGACTTTCGGGCTGTCTCCGAATACACCCGCGTAAAGCGGCGCAAGGCGCTATGCTGTTTTTTCCATCCAAACACGCAAGCAATCTCGAACGCCTGGAAGTCCTGCAATTGAAAATTTAGGCACTTGGTAGCCCATTCGCCTTTGGTATGCTTAAGCAGGGAAAATAACTTTAGGCTTTTTTCAGCCTCCTTTTCATCAAAGTAGTACGGAAAGGTGTCTGTTTTTTGCCTGGATAAATCCCGCACTTGCCGCTCTACCGCCTGTTTGACGTACTTGCAAGCCAGCACATTGCCGGTCTGCACATCACTCATATAGCGCTTGTACTTTTCGAGTAGCATAAAGCGGTTTTTAAATCATGACCATTTGAATACCCTTGCTCATTCTATTGCAAGCGGCGGCATAATAATCCGAGTCGATCTCAAAGCCTACATAATCAAAGCCCATGCTTTCGCAGGCAATCAGGCTCGATGCGCTGCCAACATGCGTGTCCAGGATTAGTTGGCCGGGCTTGGCATAGTTTTCAAGCAGCCAGCGGTATAGAGCGACGGGCTTTTGGGTTGGGTGTATGCGGTTTTCTTTGTGCTTCATATTGGATTGAATCATCCCATTCCACGTGTACTCCGCAACCCTTACACTTTTATGGGTTGAGCAAATTGCAATTTCAGCCTCCCCAAAACAAGTACCATTTTTTTGCCACACAATAGCCCCACCACAAAGCCCCAAAAAATTACCACCCCAAATTATTTGGTTTTTAGAAACTCTTTCTAATTCAATATAATACCTATTGTCAGGCGCAATATTCTCAAATAACCGATACCCTGTTCTTTTTGCTTTTTGGCTTTCCGTTTTTTTATTATCTGTCAATCCAATTGCATCCGTATTGCCATACGGCGGGTCAACAATTGCCAGATCGAAATACTTATCCGGGTAAGACGGCAAGCCCGTTTCCGCATTCATGCAATCGCCTAATATAAATTTGCTCATTTTGCTTTTTTAATAAAGGTCGTCGTGTTCGTTTTGCTCCTCGGCAGGCTCCTTCTTATCCAGTTTTTGGCCGCTCAAAGAAGTTAAACCAAACTCTTTGCGGTACTGGAGTACAAAGGACTGCGCTTTTTCAAGCGTTGTAAAAGCAGGGTTGCGCATTAAGCCGCCCTTATCGTTTTCAATCAGCGCCCCATACTTATCAATCAACTCCGTAGTGGTCTGCATAAGGAAAATGTTACGCACCATTTCGGCTACCGCTGGAAGGTCTTTGCGGGCGATTAGCCTACATTCGATTAGGTTTGACACCTCCATGCGCCATATATCGCGGCAAAGATCAGGTAGGTTTGCTGGCATTTTGGGCATGCTTGTCAATGGCTCGACCTGGTTTTTCTTGCCGTGGCGGTCTTTTCGGTAGGTTCCGTCGGAACGATGCTGTGAAATCGGCTTACTCATTTTCAGTATTTATTGAAAGTTTTGTACTAAAAGTTGAAAAAATGACAGGCGCGTGTCTCGTGGAGGAGCGGCGTCTATCCTCC